CGGGCGGCAATTCCTCGACCACAGGCTCAGGGTCAATCTCCCCGCCAGCGCCTAGGAAGTCACCTAACGATTGATCAAGGCCGGGGAATACGCCCGCGTTAACCAATGCCAGCGTTACAGGCTCGCTTAATACCTCGGCAGGCAAGATCCCCGCATCGGCCAGCGTCTTAGCCGCGTTAGCCAGTTGCGCGCCAATGTCCGCACGTTCCTTGTCGCTGATCTGCCACAAGCTAGACCACTCATACCAGATATCATCAGGCCGTGACCCTAGCGCCGAACGAATAATGCATTCATCAAGGATGGTTAGCGCGGGTTCAAGATAGTTTGTTTGCCGCGAGTTGATGAAGTCATAATAAGTGGACAATTCCAACGTGCCGTTACTGCCAAGCCCGCCCGAAGATACGCCAAACATGCGCGACCGATTGGAATTAGCAGCGCCCGCGAGTTGCGCTTGGAAACGGTCGATAAGATCCGGCAACGTGGCGAATGACATTTGCTTTTGCGAGTAAACAGCGCCAACACCGTCCTTTGACGTTGCGCCCTCGAGCAATAACACGCCGTTATTGCCCTTCATCATCATTGCAAGGTTTTGCGCCTTAAGGAACGCGGCCTCCTGCTCGCCACCGTCCAAAACCTGCGACAAGCCGGGGTATTGAATAACATCAACCTTGGCTTCATAGATCAATGACGACACGTTAGCCATAACGCTATCGTATTGCATGACCGAAGTCATAAGATATTGCAACACGCTCTCGCCGCTTTCAAATCCAAACCCCTGCGATGGTGTTTCAGTGCCGAACATGCGAATAATCCGGCTAGGGTGAATTTGCACCATGCCCTGATTGTTGCTTGATACGGTATAATATTTCGGCCTGCCGTATTCAGGCGAAATCGGGTCAGTTTCCCAATCGCCCGCCGTTAGCTGGCTAGGCGACATCGGGATGACAAACCGCAATCCATCCTTGCCAACGGTTGCGGGGTCTAGCGGCAATTCAGCGGCTTGGCCTACGTCGATATAGGCGTAATACTCGCCATAAAGCCGGGACATCTTATCTACCCAGTTAAGGGTTTGCTTGATCTTGAGTTTCTTCTCTAGTTTTTCCAGCGCGTTGACTTGCGGATCTTCGCCCTGCCATGTGCGCCACTTGCGAAAGCTATCGTCTGGGATTTGATCAATGGCGGCTTTAGCGGCTGGACTATCGGAATACACCGCTTCAAACTGCGCAGTGGTCCATAGTGACTTTGCATAGCTGGCGTTCATTGCCTTATCCCGAGCGGGGGAGAGGCCAGCCAATACGTTCTGGAAACCGTCAGTGATCATGCGCGCGCCCTTTGTTTGTTGCGATTATATGCGAAAGGGGCTTGACGTGCAAAACGGGGGCGTGGTAGGTGTTGGGGTGAAACGCATAGGAGTTAGTGATGATCATAAAACGAACAGCTATTGGTTATGGTGCAATTACTATAACTGATCCTTGGAGTTATGAGTTTGGTATTTTTGCAGACACGGTGCATTCCGCTGATTTGCCGACACATAGCCAATTGCTTGGACCAGACGGCAGTAATATCCAATATGAGACTAGACAGGCCATCGGTTTTGATCTATCAGTTAAGAGGAATAGGAGTGCATTATGACAGACTGGATCGAATGGAACGGCGGCGAATGTCCGATTAAGTCGGATAAGACGCTATTGGAACTTAAACTTGCAGACGGTGAAATTATAGGGCCGGAATGTGAGGCATCTCAGTGGTGGAATATGGTAAAAGGGGTCATAGCCTATCGCATCATAGAGGATCACGAACCAGTGACACAGACACGCGAACAGATCACGGCGCAGATTAAGGAGTTGCAGAAACAGTTGGATGCGATGCCTGTGGTGTCGCGCCGATGGTTTCACAATGGATCAATTTTTCCATTCCACGAGCCGCATTTCAAAAACTACTTCGACATCGAAACAATCAACGGCGTCCCACACATTCATGGGGTCGCGATGAAAGAGGTGGAGAAGTAGCTTCGTCTCCCGTATAGTGTCACGATCCTAGTGCCGCCCAGTTGATCCCGACATGCTTCATAATCGGGTTTAGAGCATACCTAAGCGCGTCACAGTTATGAACTATGACGCCCTCTGCAATAAATTCATTCTCGCCGTCTATCAAAAGGTTATAAACCTTACTTGCATACCCATGATCTGTAACGGTTAGAACATGCCCTACTACATGTTTTTGTTTTTGAGTATTTGTTAGTTTCGAATGGATTTTCGCAAACAGGGCATTCAATCCAAACATTATCAATGCCGGATGCGCGACGGCTTGCCGACTTACACGCATTGGAGCAAAACAAGTCAAGGTTGCCAAGTTTTTTTGGCATGAATTTATTTTTGCAGTTATTACATTCTTTTTCAACTGGCACAAATGATTGATATGCCATTGCACCGACCCGCCTATGCACTTCGATGCCTTCTGGAGTTGAGTGCCAAGCCTTTGCCAGATGGTTGATTGATGCAAGGTGTTTAATTTGGTTATCGTATCTTTTGCCTTGCATTGGGTGGCGCGAAAAATGTTCTTTTCGAGTAAGGCACTCAAGGTTTTCAATTGAGTTGTTGCTTGTGTTTTCATCGACATGATGAATGTCAAAACCTTTTGGAATTGTGCCGTTAACACTTTCCCAAACGGCTCGGTGTAGATACTCGACACCGCCTTGGATACTGCGCTGGAAATAAACTCTATCTGACCTGCGTTTTGATTGCGGCCAACGGTTATATTTCTTTCCGTTCCAGATTGTTGTTTCAGCCATGATTTACTCCCTGTTACTTCATCACCGTAACACAGAGTGTCTGCTCTTGTAAAGGATGTATTTCGCAAGACGGGGTGATCTGGGGTGCATACCAAATCGCCAATAGTTGTGGACACTTTAACGACTGGCTTGTTATGTCCTGTTACATGCGCCGCAAGCACCTTGCGCCATCCTTTGCGCGTCATTGCCATATCGCCAACTACTACGCTCTCAATCGGTATTTGTCCGCGTTTAGTTAAAACCCTTTGACCTTCCGAAATGCAATAATGGTTGTTTGCATCGACGGGCTTAGGTTTAATCGCGCCTGATAGTTTGTCAATTTCCCATGAATAAAGCCTAAACTCCCTCGCCGTTTGAACGCAACGGGGATGGATATACACGCGCTTGAATGATCGGATAAACTGAATGCCGTCCTCGACGCTGCCCTTACCCTTAACGCAACCGATAGCCCGGTGAAAGCCCTTGCGCTGAATATGCGATATCATGCCAGGTTGCGCGCTATCCCATCGACTGACATGCTTGTCATATTCTGGAATACTGGCCGATACGCGACTGACAATATCGTCAATCTCAATGCGAGTTCCGCCCGCCTCATAGTCAATATATAGGCAGTTGTCTTTGACCCATGCCCGGACTGCGGCAGTAGGATCTTGCGAGTATCCAAAGTCACCGCCTAGATATGGACCTTGCCATCCGGGTCCGTCAACTTCAAACTCTTTAATCTCATACTTGCCCGCCATGATTTGGGCCTCTGTGAGCGTTAGGAACTGGCCTTCCCATATGTGATCGTAAGTGTCCGGGCGAAACTCCAGATCGGCCTTGCGCTCATCTTCTAGGCCTTGCGGAAACCAAGGATTGTCGGAGTAGTTACATTCGACAATGACCATGCGCTTTGGATCGTATGAAACGCGGAAACGCTTATGGGTTGCGCTTTCCTCGCTTTCCGGGTTCCACGTTAGCCATATTTCGGAATTCGGTTCGCGCATTACTGTAGCGATCAGTTTGCGCCATGCCAGCTCTGATACGTTTTCCGCCTCATCAATCCATGTTAGCAGGACTTTGGCTTTTGACTTAAGGCTGTCGAGGTTATGACGTAAGCCGACAAATAGAAACCATATATTACCAGACTTGGTGCGGATGTACTCTTTGCCGATTGAGAAGTGAGAGGCAAGCCAATCATCTTCCTGAATGACTGATTTCAATTCCTCCATTGAACTGTCTGCTAGTGACCCCATGAATTCACGACCGCATAGGATTGCGCCACGTAGTCCCATAGTTTCAAACACTAGGGCTCGTACGGCCACCATGCGGGCGAAGGTGCGGGTCTTGGCACTACCACGGCCACCATATGCGCCACGATATGCCACAGCACCAATGGCCGGGGCGAATACGGGCGCTAGGGCTTGCGGGATTTGCACGTTAACTTCCATGCGGGTGGTATAGCATGTTGGAGGTGGAAAGGCAAAAGCCCCCTGCTTTGGAGAGCAAGAGGGCTTTCTAGCTGATATAGTATTTATATCCGTTATGGAAGCACCAGATACAAACACCTTATCAGTGTTCTGTTAGTTGCACCCGAAGTGGGTTAGGTTATACCTCTACTGGGTTATTAAACAAAACCCGATAGTTTCCTTTACGGTATACGGTTTTTCCCCAGTCGTTTGTTTCTTTTTTAGTGATTGATAGACGGGCAAAACAGCCGTCAATCTCAGAGAATACGTAATGGAGTGCTTTTGTTCCTCCTTCTGTGATGCCTTTAGTCAACATCTCGGCAATATGCCGCTTGTTTGTTGCGGTTAGGTGATTTCCCTCAAGCTTCACGATATTCATCGTCATCATCCTTGTTTGCGTTTCGATATATGCAGACTACACCATCCATCGCGCCATGCAATCTAAATAATCGCACCTGGCATAAATTTATTCTGTTGACAGGTCGCGCGACTCGGGGTAGTGTTTATGCATAGATACAACTCAAACAAAGGAAACAACGAAATGAACACCTCATTCCAGAGCGTCGCTACCATGTCATTGGTCTACAACTCCAAGGACGTCCTATTGTTTAAGGTAACTCTGGACGCGGACGTTGCTGAATTTATGGGAGAAACCAGACTGACCTACGTATTTGATAGCTTTCTTAACGCTGAATGGATGTGTGATACACTGCAATCAAACTTTGACGCGCTTTATGAGCATGCTTTATTTGATTGATCAGCCTTAACCCCAACAGGCACAAGATTAATCACTGTAGGCGTCATCGTGCCATCGCTGGACGTGTTGTCGATCGGTTGTGTGGCCTTGCCTAGGTGACGGTCAAGCGCATCGCCAATGATCTTGTTGATGTCGGCGCGCAACAATTCTTCCCGCGCTTCAGGCTGGACCATCTCTATCTTTGCCAGCACGCCCTCGATCAACAGGTTCTGCAATCGCGCTGCCTTTTCGGCGCTATCTTTGATTAAGCGATGCGTTTCGGAGTTGATGCCGCCGGGGTTGCCAGATTGGCCGGGTTTGAATTGCGTAGACGGGTTTGGAAACTGCGACATCAAACACCTGTTCTCAGGTTTACAATCAAAGTATCCCCGCTTCTTTCTGATCCTCGTAATCTTCTAGCATATTCATTCCGAGGGGTGTTGCGTTGATTGTAAAGTTTTCGCCATTAAACATGCAGGTAATATATCCTAAATCTTGGCACTTTGCAATTACGGCCTTTGCATTGCCAATTGCGCGTAGACCGATGCCACGTGTTGTTGTCAGGCATAGGTCGGTATTGTTGTCGGCCCATAACACACCCCCATGATCGGCACATGCGGCGATAAGGCGATACTCGTCTTTGTGTAGGTCATCGGGTTCTTTTTGCCAAGGGGGTGTTTTGCCACTCTTGCGGACGGCTTTACAATCTAGGCCCCATTGATTGAGCAATGCGCGGCGATAAATGTCTTGGTAATTATCTGGCATTGATTTGACGTATGGGGATGACACCCAGTCGAATAGGCTCATGGTTTGATCGCCACGGTATATCCGTCTAGTGATACGCGGTTACGCCCGAATACCACGCAGTTATCCGAGATGATGTGTTTGCTGGTTGCTGTTATACGGAACGCTGGCCGACCGAATGAATACACTAGGACGGTGCTTTTTTGGCGGTTGGTGTTGATAAATTCTGCGCGCGTCATGATGTGCCCCTTGGTTGATGTAGGTATAGCATGACGGCGCGGGGGGTGTCAAGCGGTTACTCGATGCGGATCACTCGGTAAGTGTCGTGACTGATTTTTTTGACTGAGAATTTAGTTTCTGTCTGCGCGCCAAAGACGTATGGATAATTTGCGGCGTTTGCTTTACCGTATTGACCTTGTGAGATGGTAACGGCATCTCCGACATTCATTGATGACATTGGCCAGTTAGGCGCTACTCCTGACTTGCGCTTGGCTAGGATATCGCAATCGGCAATGCGCCAAATTAGCAGGTTTCCCATGCGTGTTCTTGACTTAAATACGTATCTCCCTTTGGTTGCCGACTTGATGAATTTTTGCAGATGGACTGGATTTAGTTTTTTGCCGTTTTCGTCGATCAACCATTCGATAGATACTGATTGATCTATGGCAAGCGGGTTGATTGTTTTGGCAAGTGCTCTCGTGATTGTGGCTTTGCCGTCGATTAGGTGGTCGCGTAGGTCTAGGATCATTTGAAGCCTCATGGTTTGATTAATGGTTTATTTTTAGGCGTCAATCTATAGGATGTCAAGAGGTTTTTCCTAAAGGTTAACACGTTAACAATATAACCTGACTATTTGGTCAGGTTAGTTCTCAGGTTAGGTCTAAGTGATATTTTTTCACCAACGAT